TAAAAATAATATATATTGTTTGAAGAAGTTCGAAAAAAAGTCGGCGCCAAAAATGAAACTCGTAAAAGCGCAATGAACATTAATGACTTTGTTAGTTCTATCAAACCACAATTAGAAGATTTAGAATCTACTGGGAAAACTAGGTTATGTTGAAGGCATTTCTAATATTATTCTCAATAACTTAAAAACATTACAAATTCATGACAGACCTATTCATTGTTCGGAACAAAAAAGAGAAGTTATTTATATCAAAAATAACGGTGAATGGACTAACGATGAATATGATAAACCAATACTAACAAAAGCTATTAAAACAATAGCAAATGAAAATATTAAAGAATGGCGAAATGAATATCCTGATTGTATAAACGCAGATTCAAAAAAGAATAACTTTTACTTAAAGATAGTAATCAACTCAATGTCTAGAGGTTCAGCCGAAGAAAGCAGTAAAAATATAAATAAAATTATCAGTAACGTAGCTAAACAAGTAGTTATTGACAAAACTATAAATAAAATTGAAACAATTTAAATACAAAAGTCTAAGGTATATATACGAGACAATGAGCGCTACTGACGATAATGTTTTATACTTTGACGTCCAACAAAAGACGGATAAGCAACATATTTTAGATAATCCTGATACATATATCGGTTCTGTTGAAACAGTAGATGCCGATATGTGGATTATGAATGAAACAAGCGATAAAATTATTCAAAGGAATATTAGTTATATTCCTGGTTTGTTCAAGTTATTTGATGAAGGCATTGTTAATTGTAGAGATCATGTTGTCCGAATGCAAACCAAAATTGATGCGAATGTTGAAAATTCATTGCCTGTTACTTATATTGATATCGCTATTCAAGAAGATGGTACTATTATTATGATTAATGACGGTAATGGGATTGATGTTGTTCATCATCCAGAATATAAAACTTGGGTTCCTGAATTAATCTTTGGACATTTGAGAACTTCAACAAACTATAATAAAGAAGAAAAGAAGATTATTGGCGGAAAGAATGGTTTTGGTTTTAAACTAGTGTTAATTTGGTCAACACATGGCACTATTGAAACCATAGATCATATTCGTGGACTTAAATACACTCAAGAGTTCAAAGATAATCTTGATACCATTTGTCCTCCAAAAGTTACAAAGACAAGTAAGGCAAAACCATACACAAAAATTACATTTAAACCAGATTATCAGCGATTAGGAATTAATGGTTTAACGCCAGATATGATCGCTTTATTGAAAAAGAGAGTCTATGATATCTCGGCAGTCACTGATAAAACAATCAAGGTAAAGTATAATTCACATATTATTCCTACAAAAAACTTTGAACAATATATAAATTTATATATTGGAGAAAAATTAGCAGCCCCAAGAGTATATGAGGAAGCAAATCCACGCTGGGAATATGCGGTCGCATTAACACCAACAAATGAGTTCACACAAGTATCATTTGTAAACGGTATTTATACTTCAAAGGGAGGTAAACATGTAGAATATATTCTCAATCAAATTACTAGAAAATTAGCTGAATTTATTGAAAAGAAAAAGAAGGTCAAAGTTAATCCAAACTCAATCAAGGAGCAATTAATTTTGTTCTTGCGTTGTGATATTGAGAATCCAGCTTTTGATAGTCAAACAAAAGATTTTATGAATACTCCAATGACTAAGTTTGGTTCTAAATGTGATGTAAGTGATAAATTTATTGAAAAAGTAGCAAAAATGGGTGTAATGGATGCTGCTTGTGCGATCACTGAAGTTAAAGAAAATAAGGCAGCTAAAAAGACAGATGGTACCAAGAGTAAGAAAGTTAGTGGTATTCCTAAATTAGATGATGCTAATTGGGCAGGAACAGAAAAATCCAAAGATTGTATAATTATCTTTTGTGAAGGAGATTCAGCTAAAACAGGCGTTATTTCTGGATTATCATCAGAAGATAGAAATACAATTGGGGTTTATCCTCTTAAGGGTAAGGTAATGAATGTAAGAGGTGAGGCAGTTAAAAAAGTAGCTGAAAATAAAGAAATTGCTGAAATAAAAAAGATTCTTGGATTAGAAACAGGAAAGGTATATAATACAATTGAAGATGTTCATAAGAAACTTAGATACAGTAAAGTAGTATTTATGACTGATCAAGATTTAGATGGTTCACATATCAAGGGATTGTGTATTAATTTGTTTCAAAATGAGTGGGCTAGTTTAACTCACATTCCTGGATTTATTGGATTTATGAATACTCCAATCTTGAAGGCAAGGAAAGGAAAACAAGAGTTGAAGTTTTATAATGAAGGTGAATATGAACAATGGAAAAACAATGGTGAAACTAAAGGATGGACTATTAAATATTATAAGGGTCTTGGTACCTCCACCAAAACAGAATTTAGAGAGTATTTTGAAGAAAAGAAATTTGTAGGATTTGAACATACTGGTGTAACAAGTGATGACGCAATTGATATGGTATTTAACAAGAAAAGAGCAGATGATAGAAAGACATGGTTAGAAAATGTTTATGATAGAAATAGTTTTGCTGATACAAGTAAACAAATGATTCCGTATGAAGAGTTCATTAACAAGGAACTGATTCATTTTTCAAAATATGATTGTGACCGCAGTATTCCTAACTTGATGGATGGTCTGAAAACAAGTTTGAGAAAAATCTTGTATTGTGCGTTTAAAAGACGATTATCTAGTGAAATAAAGGTCGCACAATTTTCAGCATATGTTTCTGAAAATTCAGCATATCATCATGGTGAAGAAAGTTTGAATAAAGCTATTGTTGGAATGGCTCAAAACTTTGTAGGTTCAAATAATATTAATCTGTTATATCCATCAGGTCAATTTGGTTCAAGAATTAAAGGTGGTCAAGATGCGTCTAGTCCAAGATATATCTTTACACGTCTTGAAAGAATAACAAGATGTATATTTCCAGAACAAGATGATAAAATTTTGAAATATTTGGATGATGATGGAACTCCAGTAGAACCACAATTTTATGTTCCAATTATTCCAATGGTTTTAGTGAATGGTTCTAAGGGCATTGGAACTGGTTTTAGCACCGAAATTATGTGTTATAATCCAAAAGATATTATTAGTTATTTAAAAAATAAACTACAAAATATCACTGATGACAAAATTGAGTTCTTCCCTTATTATGAGGGGTTTACTGGTAAAACAGAAAAAGTAAGTCATACAAAATTTGTATTCAAGGGAAAGTATGAGAAGCTTGAAGCAGATAGAATTAGAGTAACAGAATTACCAGTTGGCTATTGGACTGAAGACTTTAAAGAGCTGTTAAGTGAACTTCAAAATGATAAAGATAACGAGGGTAAAAAGATGGTACCTGTTGTAAAAGATGTATTTGATAATTATACTGATACTACAGTAGAATTTGTAATTACATTTAGTAAAGGAAAGCTTGATGAATTAGAATCGTCAAAGGGAGAACATGGATGTAATGGATTAGAAAAATTATTGAAGTTATATTCTACAAGCTCAACAACAAATATGAATTTGTTTAATTATGAAGATAAATTGAAGAAATATGAAAGCGTTGAAGAGATTATTGACGAGTATTATCAAATTCGTTTAGAATATTATGAAGATAGAAAAGATTATTTGATTGATGCTTTGGAGAAACAAATTATGATATTATCAAATAAGGCAAAGTATATTAAAGAAGTCTTAGATGGGACTATTGATTTGAGAAAGAAGAAGAAGCAAAACATTATTGACATGCTTATAGATAAGGAATATGATACAGTTGACGATGATGAAGAGTTTCTATATTTGGTAAGAATGCCAATGGATTCAGTATCAGAAGAAAATGTAGAAAAATTAATGAAAGAGCATCATGAAAAGCAAAACGAATTGGAACATATAAAGGCAACTACAATTGAGCAAATGTGGTTATCAGAATTAGAGATTCTTGAGAATGAGTATCAAGAATATCAAAAAGAAAGAGAACGAGCTCAAATTGGAGAAATTAAAGTATCAAAGAAGAAAACTATTACAAAAGTAGCAGGAGGTTCAAAAAAGATAATTGAGAAAGTAGCAGCAAAGCCAGCATTGGCAGAAGAAGAAATTATTATTCAACCAAAGAAGAAAATTGTAAAGAAAAATGTAGTATTATCTAACATTTAATAAATGTAAATATAACAAACATAAAAGTTTGAAAATACAAACATTTTGTATGATAAAAATACATTTTTTACATTTAATGATAGTCAAAATATAAACTCCAAATATTTAATTTGTTAATTAATTTAAAAATAAAATATATAAATAAGTTTTTTATTAAATAACAAAAAAAATGAATTAAATAATATGACTTATATTACTAGTAATATCAGTCATATTATTAAAAAAATGGACCTAATCAAATTAACTAAAACAGAACTTTTAGAGAAATGTGAAGAACTTGGAATTAAAAAGTGTAAATCAAAAAACAAAGATGAATTAATTGATTTAATAAAGGTTAAATCACAATCAAAAAAAGTAGAATTAATTATAAAAGACGAAAATGTTATTAAAGTACAAGATAATGATGATATTATTAAAAATCTAACAGATATATCAAAAAAAGATAACAAAATAAGCAATATTTTTATTACAAATAAATCAAACCAAATAAAACATTTGAAACCATTAATAAAATGGAGTGGTGGAAAAAGCGATGAAATTAAAGTGTTTGAAAAATATTTTCCAGAACATTATACAAGATATATTGAACCATTTATAGGTGGTGGTTCAGTATACTTTTATTTAAATCCAGATAACGCTGTTATAAGTGATGTTCATAATGAATTAATTGATTTATACAAAAGTATAGGAAATGGAAAAGGTAAAGAAATATTTGATTTTATGGAAGAAACCCCTAATGATGAAGTTACATATTATAAAGTTAGAGATAAAATGGAAATAAACAACAACTTAGATAGCGCAAAAAGATTTTATTATCAAAGAAAAACTTGTTTTAGAGGTATGTTAAGATATAATAAAAATGGCAAATTTAATATACCATTTGGCAGATATAAAACTATAAATTATAATGAAATAATAAATAAAGATTATGAAATATTATTAGGTAGAACAGAAATATTGAATAAAGGGTTTGATTATATTTTTGAAAACTACAATGATGAAAATAATTTTATGTTTTTAGATCCTCCATATGATAGTGAATTTACTGATTATGGTTATTGTCAATTTGGCAAAGAAGAACAACAAAAATTAGCATCACTTTTCAAAAATACAAAAATTAAATGTTTAATGGTAATTGGAAAAACTAAATTTATAGAAGAATTATACAAAGGGTATGTAGTTGCCGAATATGATAAAAAATACAGATTTAGATTATATAATAATCGCATTGGAGATGAAATTAATACTAAACATTTAATTATTAAGAATTATTAATTTATGGTATTAAAATTTTATTCAAATTTTATTCTTATTTTAGTTCCAATTTCTCTAAAATATGAATAATAATCATCCTCATTCCAAAAAACATCAATAATATTTAAGAAATCTTCCATATAATCTATTTTTACTCCTCCATTTTCAAATGTTTTAATATTTGAAAGTCCTGCTGTTAGTATTTTTCTATTATAAACACTCCAATTTAATATTCCGCAATCAATCATATAATCTAAATAAGTTGTTTTTAATGAAGTTTCAATCTCTTTACACTTTATTATAGTTGCTGGTAGTTTTTCTGTATCAAGTTCAATATTTCCTTTTAATTCACGATAATAAATAATTTTATTATTTTTATCTTTAAATATTAAATCAACATCTTTTTTTTTGTTATTGATTTTTTGAATACCACAATTTAATAATTCTAAATTATAATTAGTTTTTATTAATTCTTTTGATAAGAATTCACCAAGTCTTCCAAGTTTGATATTAATAGATTGTTCGCTTGGCTTTTCGCCATATAATAAATGTGAAATTGAACCTGGTTTAGTTAATGTTAATTCTCCTTCTAAAGCCTTATTAACCCAAATTATGCCTATTTGTTTTATGTTTGTAATACAATCATCATTTTTAATTATAATTTTCATTTCTTATTGTAATGTAATAACTATTTTATTTATAAAAAGCAATTCAATTTTTTAGTCCTTTGAAATGTCCAAATTTATACAAATTAAGTTGAAAAGATATTAAAGCCTTAATTATAATATGATTTATGTGCGGTATATTTGCGCTTTTAAATCCAAATAATGATAATGATAATGATAGTAAGAATTTTATTGATGAACTAACAATAATTAATGAACAGTTTATGAAGGGGGCAAAATCGTGGACCAGAATTTTCCAAATTAGAAACTAAATATTATAAAATGGTTCTTGGATTTCACAGACTCGCAATTAATGAATTAAACACTGTATCTAATCAACCTATTGTTTTACACCCTTGAAGATTTAAATCCACACCTTAAAAGTATTTTAGAAAAAACTACTTAAAGACACAACATACATTAATATGTCCTTGGGTGTATTCTCATTTGGACATTTCAGGGATTTACCAGTATTATTCTGGATGAAGAAATCGGTTTAATCAACCCATACATTTAGTATGCCTACCCAAAATTTACACGGAATTGATTGTGTCCAACCTTTAAGGTGCCATTTTAAATCTTCAAGGGTGTAAATGACATTATATTAATTTGTAATGGAGAAATTTATAATTATAAACAATTATATAAAACTATGAATATAACACCAAAAACCTATTCCGATTGTGAAGTCATTATTCACTTATTTCTTAAGTATGGAATAGAACAAACGTTACTTATGTTAGATGGTGTATACTCATTTGTTTATATGATCGCCTTATTATTGGATGCCAAAATATACAAATGCAACTGATCCTAGTGCTAGAACCTTAGAATTATATAAAACAGATTAATATAAATACAATTTGTTAGTATATTTATATGCCAGAAGGACCAGAAGTTTGGATTTTAAGTAAAGCTATTAATACATTTTTCAAAAAAAATAACACATTGTCATATGGTAAACATTTATTTATTTTGGATAAGAAAGAAAATTGGTCATTTGGACTAACAGGAAAGGTTATTATAACAGAATTAGATGACTTAATTAAAATGAATACAGGATGGATATATGGTGATGAAAATAAATATGAAAATATAAACAAAGAAATAGAAAAATTAGGAATAAATTTTATGATGGCAGACGAAAAAGAGATAAGAAAAGAGGTAGATAGTTGGATAAAATCAAAAAAGAAATTAGCAGGGTTGTTGCTTGTTCAAACAAAAATATCAGGAATAGGGGTTGCATGGGGATCAGAAATTCTGTATAAAGCAAATTTAAGACCAAATATACGGTCTTGTGAGCAAAATTTAAGCACATTAGCAGATAGTATTCTTTATATTCGTGAAAAAATAAAGAATATTTATGTAAAAGAACTTAAAGAAAATAATGCCAATTTA